ATATCTCGTTAGTTAAAGTATGCCTTGCCGCTAAAGGCTCCGACAAAAGTTAATCGCACAGTGCTTGTTGATAAATATTCAACCTCTCCAATTACTACCGTGTCTGCCGAATCAACAACAGTTACCGATGGTTTTTTTCCAAGATTGTGAGTTACTTCCCAAACTGATTCAGGAGTAGATTGAGTATATACAAAATGAGAGTCCCCCTTGCCGGAAATAATTCCAGCAACAGATACGTTGCTAGTTGGTTGCGACACGACAGAAAGGCCACCGACGGTTTTATTTACTACGTCTAGTGATACCTGGTCACCGTTAACTATGGAGATGTTGCTCATATCGCTACGTCCTCGTTTATTTTAAAAATACCATAAATCCAGGTTCGAACGACATTACCAAACTTGCTTTGCAAGTCGTATACATAAACGCCAGAATCTTTTGTTTCCATAACGTCGTACTGACAAGTAATTGTCACAACGTTTTCAGGGTCCACATCGAAAACAAACTCACTTGTGCTGATTACATCTCCTACAGACGTATCTGTTTCCTTTACGGCCATACGGAATGCGTGAGATGAAACATCCATTGCGTCCCCATTTGCCTCCGTGAAGGTTAGGGAAACGGTAAACGTATCTCCCTTTCGACAGGTGATGTCTACTCGCTTGGCGATATCAAGGTTTACGGAGCTGTTTGCCATAGTGCAAATTTATTAAAATTATCGGAATAAATTGTCTAAGTCCTCCGATTCATCTTGAATTTCTCCGCGAACACCCTGGCGTTGAGAAATCAATTTACTCTGGTCTGCTGTCTGCTTTTTAATGCGGTCATCCTTTCGGTCTTCCTGCATATTATTTAGCTCTTTTTTCATATTTGCAGAAACCTGAGCTGCAGCCTTAGCGTTCTCCCCTTTGATGCTTTCTAGTTGCGCCTTTAGCTGGTATTCAAGTTGTATTTTTTGCATCTCCAGCTGCATTAGCTGAGATTCTACCTGAAGCCTAGACTGAGCCTTCACCTGTTCGATTTGAGAATCTGCTTGCATCTTCGCTTGAGCAGCGGAGGTCTGTGCGTCAATTTGATTCTGAATGTTCTGCTGAGCCTCCTGTTGGCGGCGCTTAATTCGTCTAGAGCGACGTACAATCAACAACCTTTCAGCCTGGTCAATGTCTCGCAATTTACGAATTGCAATTGCGTCCTCTAGGTCAATCTCGCCTTGGGCTAGAGATTGCTGAATGTTTTGCTCTAAATACATTTTATCGGTGTCGTCCATTTCTGTTTGAACAACAACACCAAAGTTGTACATAGGAAGCTTCTCAAACTCCTTAATCGTATTCATAGACTCCTTGCCTATTGCCTTTGTGTAGGTCTTATAAAGAACAGAGTCTTTGGGCAGTATTTGAACGCATTTAATGATGTCCTCACAAACCTTTTTATAAAGGACCATAGAGGAGTGCGTAATGTCGTATATGGCGTTATTGGCGGCCGCTAAAGCCTGCTCCCGAACTCCAACAAGCGCCTCACCCTTGGGGGTTGAGCCATCCATAACCTCATTGATTCCTGTTGCATCTCTAATCATACCTAAGTAATGATTATAAAGGGTGACAAGCTCGTTGATGTTTCGAATGGTATTGTTTATCTCTCGAATTGGAGGATTTTGAAATCCGCCCTCTGGGTTCTTTGAGCGGTAATACATAACTCCAGTCTGCTCGTAGATATCTTGAATGTCAAGTGGAGACAACTCCCCACCGTTGCCCAAGGATACATTCGAAAGACCCTCAATGTCAATCATAATTCCGTCAGGCTTTGCTTTAGCAATTGCCTGCTGAATCTTCAGGTGCGTAATCTGTAATTGGTCAGCGAAACCAACGATACTGCTAACCATAGATTTAGGCATCATACGTCGGAAATTCGTGTAGACGATAGAGTATGATAGTGTTGTTCGTGATATATCGTGGATATTTCTTGGTTGATTATTCTTCTTAGAATACGAAACCAATGCGTCCGCTCCGGGGATATAAATACCTCCATACACGCACATAATATCCATATAGAATGGGTTACGGTCAAATACCGACTGGGTCGGCATCTTATATTCTTCTCCCTTATAATAAAAGCCTATGTTGCCGTACTTAGACTGCTTCTCTTCGTAAATCTGTTGGTCAAGTCCAATGAATTCAAAGTCAAGAACAGTTACTCGGAAGTCGTCATACCCGTATGAGTTTCGCCCAGAAGTTGGGTCATACCACATAGAGTTCAGCTTGCTGGAGTCATTCCCAAATTTACTTTGGTTTGATACAGCAACTTTCTTCCACTCTTCTTCCGTTAGGTTTTTTGCAATTCGCTTTAGGTCAATGATTGACATTTGACGAATTTCACCAGCGTAAACAAGGTCACGCATAGTTGGGTCCTCAGAGTATGAATGAACAATGCCAGATGGGTCAACATATCGCTCTACGATTCCGTGATTTGGGTCGTTTTCCCGTTTAACAGCCGCAACCCCGCATACGACAAGGTCCTCAACCGCACGGCGGAAAACAGAGTCGTTAAAGGAGTTCCACTCTAGGGTTAAGTTTGTTGAAATCTGTGCCGCAATCTCTGCTGCTATCTTTATGTTTGTGTCTAAGAAGATTTCCGCTTCATCGGTGGTGTCCGGCAAGCTGTCAATGTCATCCATAAGCTGAACGCCCATTTGGCGCATCTCCTTTAGGAATTGCTTATTTTCAATTGCAGCCTTGATTCGAGCCTTGCGCTCTTCTTTTTCTGTGCGAGAAATGGTGTCGATAGCGTCAACATTTGGATATGGCTTTCGGGCCAAAATCTTGTTAACTACAATCTTAACGAACTTAGGGACGATTGGAACTGGAGACCAGTCAATGTTCAAAAGTGTTCCATCGTTATTTGTTGGGTCTAGACTGCTAAGAATCTGTTTGTAGATTCGGGTGTCTTGAGTTCCTTGCGCGTAGTCGCGGTTTCGTTCGAACTCACGCTGGCGCTTTTGGAAAAGACCCTGCGTGTTGTCAACCCCTCCCCACTGCCCTAGGATAGCCTTGGCGTATTTTTTGCCATAATCGCTTCCGGCCTTTACTAAGGCTGGGGCTGTTGGGTCTGGGAATGACCCTATGTTTTTTTCTGTTGACATATCTTTGTTTCTAAAGCATTTCGCGGAAGAACTCAAATGCAAAGATACGTAAATATACGTTCAATTACATAGAATCCCTAGTCCAGTATTTATGCCGTCTAAAAAATTCTTTTCCTTCGAAGTTGGACAACTTCGGCTTATCTGTTTTTACCTGTGCGGCAAGAAGGGCAAGACCGCTTGAAATTGACAAGTCATATTTGGTACGATTGTTAATCTTAAATGAAATCCAATCTTCTAGCGTTCTGTTTAAATACATATTTCCATAGGAGCCATCTTCTCGCTCCCCAACATATTTGTGTATGTAGGCCTCTATTGACTGGGCGTGAGCCTGAAGTATCTCTTGAGAGTTTGACGGTATACCCTTTGTCTTTGAAGATGATGCGGCGCCACCAAGGTGTTTTGGCCTATCTAGCAAATAGTCTATATATCCCCTTTGCTCGAAGTACCTCGCTATTCCGTACTTGTTGTTCTCTATTAGAATTGGATAGCCAAAGAACACGGCAGCCATAAGGACGTCTTCATAGAATATAGATGCAAGCGGGGGCCTCTCCGCGTACTCTGCTACAAACATATTAGATACGTCGTTCATATTGAACTTGTTGTAAAAGTGACAGGCTCCCTTCGAGCCTCGCCCATCAACCGTAGAATCAAGGTCATATGAGTCACACCCTCCAACTCCCATTTCGGAGTTACCGGGGGACCAATGTCCACTTCGGCCCTTTGCTCTACTGTTTCTCTTGTCCTGACTTTGCATCCAAGACAAATACCACCTTCCTTCGGCGTTAGGCTCCCACAGGACCTCTGTGTCCTTTACTCCGGCGGCCCAGTGGAAATTACCACGAACAACTGGAGACGGATACATCATATCGTTATAATTGACCTGCTCGTATATTTTTCCTAGGTCAAACAGGCTACCCTCAACAGAATCCCTAAAGGCTTCATCTGAAGAAAACGGAAACTGACGAATTACTTCGTTAAGTTCGTTTTTATCGCTCTTTAGTCCGTTGCGCTCATTTTCTAGGTATTGTCTGGCTCCTATGTTTACATACTCTCCATCATTGTTTAGCACAGCCTCTTCTGGGGTGTCTACGATTGGATTCCCGTACTTGTCAAAGAATCCCTCAAGTGCTTCGTATGCTGGAACAAACATACGGTATAACATAGAGCGTGTCCTTCCGTTTGAGTTTCTCTCGGATGGATTGCTATCCAGCCACAAGTCCTTAAACTGCTGACCGCCCTTATCCATAGGATTAACGGTGGAGCCAACCAGGGCTGTTCCAACAACCTTTCTACCAACGATAAGGCAGGTTCTGTTGATTCTCCACGCCTCTCGTATATCCGTTGGCTTTTCCCATTTTCCGGCTTCATCAAGAAACAGCATATACATACGCTCTCCGTCATAGGCGTTGTTCACCGTGTTCCTCCAGTTGATAACCGAGTTCAGCGCCTCTCCCTGTTGGGCGGCCTTATTGCTTTTAGTAATTCTTTGCGAAGGCTCACGAAAGGCCAACTCCATACGCGGGTTTGTTGTTCCATCTTGAATTGGCTTGAAGAAGAACGGGTATGATTTGTACATACGCACAACCTTCTTCATAAATACGTTCTCTTGAGCGTCAGAGCCGGTCTTTGACATAATGCCCAACACCTTGTCTTTTGCTACGGTACCCTCGCTTAGAATCATCGAGGAGGCCATATTGGTGTATCCAGAGCGTCGACACTTAACAAACAACTGCCCAACGCATCTCGGGTCAACCTTACACGCCTCAGCGTGTATGAACAGTTTTCGCTGAAAGTCTAGATAGTTGCCATAAAAAGAGCCATCAATCTTGCTCCACTGCAGCATCATATAATGGTTACCGGTAATGTATGTTGGAACACCGTTATTGTAGAACCACAGCCCCTCTTTTCTCCTTCGGAACTCTTCTTTAATATACGGGAGGAATTTGGACTGAACCTCTTTTGGCTGCTCCATCCACGCATCCATAGTTTTTGTTTTATCAATGGAGTCCGGAACAATGTTTCTGCTCCACATCTGATTCTCTTTGGGGAGGTTGTGGTACAGTATATCCTTGTCGTCTGGCTGGGCCGGCAGCTGAATATATAGGCCGTCAATCTCCACAATCTTTCCAGACGTATTGTTTGGGCAGATGTTTACAATCTCGCTGTCGAATCCTTTAATACTGATTAAACCAGACATTTTTTTTGTAACTTTACATTAAATTAACATTGGAGCATATGAAAAAATTACTAATCGCACTCTTTATCTTGTCTATCTTGTCCTCTTGTTCTTCTAGCTATGAATTGTCCTACACACACCCATCTTGTTCTGTGGTTGATTGTAACAATTCATCCATTCATAGCCATATTATTTACTAAACTGCTCGGCAAAGCCGGCGGAGAAATCTTTTATATCTTCCATATCCCCGCCATCTCTAATTTCGCTGAGCATATTTTCTACTTCCATACGCATACGGAACATATCCCGACAATCCTGGGCGGTCTGCTTAATTGATTGCAGTTCCGCTTTTCGTGCGGAGCCAGAGATGTCTGGGTCGACAGGTTTTTGAATCTCCTGCACCATAGTGCGAATAGCAGTCTCCATAGCCTCTAGGAAGTCCTGCATCTCGTTTGCCGTGTTGAACTGCCGCTTCCTACCCATTTTTCTTATATAAAATGTCGTTTGGCTTCATACGAAAAACCTCATCTCCGTTTGGCAGCTTGATTCGGTAGTCTGAATTCTTTGAATATCCGACCAAATCACCCTTTTTGAGCTCGAGTTCATCAGTTCCGGTGCCCTCGCAGTATACTTCTGCCTCTTGGCTGTCTTCTTTTGTCTTGTATCCAAGAAAAAGTCCAGATTTTGAGGCCTGTTCCTCTTGTTTTTGGCTCACGGCGCGCAGGAAGACCCAGTCGCCAAGCATCTTAACCTCTCCAGAGGGGGAAATGGCCGCATAGGCCTGCCCCTGGTAGTTTTTTGGGTCATATGACACCTTCATCACGTCGCCATCCACCCTATACTTATCCTTTTCTTGGTTGATATGGTGGTGGAAAATAAGCAAATCGCCGATTTCGGCGTCGGTTCCAAATTTCTGAGGTGTAGCAACTATTTCTGCATACGAAATTCGGCCTTCAAAGTCGTCGAAGCGCATATCCTTGGCGAGCGTTAGCGAGCCAACTTTAAATTCTTCCTCGAATGGCTTCTCCAACTTTACAAAAAAGTCGTATAAAGGTCGCATACTAGAAGTTTATGTCAAACTCAATCATTGTAGGCGCACCAGATACCTGCTTCCAAAGCACAATATTGCCTTTTTGGTCTTCTGTGTAGATAAGGTAGCGCTCAATCCCGTATAGGGACAGTGCTCGCTCATCTAGTTCTACTGCGCAAATGGTGTTATCACCAACTGAGTTACCCACCTTGTAGGCTAGACCGTTTTTGGGGTCCGCCCCAACTACAATCTTTCGGATAATATTTGAATTATTCATCTTCGCTTGTTGTTATTCCGAAGTCACTAAGAAAGTCGTCCAAGTCATCAGCCCGCTCAGAGTTGCGAATGGTGTCTTGATACACCTGCAGCCCGACTGATATTAGGTTGTCCAGCTCATCCTCATCTCCGATGTAGAAATCACTCATAACCTTTAGGTTTTGTGTACCGTCTTCGTTATGCGTATACATACCAGCGACTGTGAAGTACGCAAAGTCATCGCTATAACCGAAGTCCTCAGCGATGTTCTGTATGTCTACTAGCTTTTCGCGGATAAGGGAAAAGAACTCCTGATGTTCTTGACTCAGACTCATAATGACATTCAATTAAATTATACGCAAATATACATATTATATACTAATTTTGCAAACATATATTAAATTGCATATAATGAATCAAAGCAGGCTACAGCAAAAGAAGCAATATAGAGATATCATATACCTGCGCACCAATGAGGCCCCCCAGGCCGACTACCTGTGGAACGTGTCCGTAGTGATGGATTACTGCACGTCTAGATACCAGCTTCGTGAATCACAAATAAAACTGATGCTCTTTATATACTCTATGGAGTCGTTCTTACTTGAGCCTATGGCCAAGAAGATGAACCGAGACCCACAGAAGCTCTGGGAGAAGGTGATGAAAGACCTTGTGGTGTCTGACTACATATACGAACAGCTGTACTCCAACGGACCAGAGAAAGAGTTCTACGCAACATCGGAGCCATCATCAAGACGTAACGGAGTGCTCAAGCGCCGCTGGGCTCTGTCCACAAAGGGTAGGCAGTTTGTGTCTAAGTTCTATCAGTACCTAGAGGGTACACGCAATATGAACGAGCGCCACCTGTAGTCAGTCGCCCAGCCCCCATCCCTTGAAAATGTCAAAAATATGCTGTAACTTTGCTATACTGCTAAACGTATGTGAGTCGGAACATCAGTAGTCACTCAAAAGGTCAGCGTCGACCACACGACGCAAACGACCAACCCGACAACAACCACACTTGAATTCGCCCTAACTACGCTCAACTCTATCGCACGCATTCTCGCGTGCTTTTTTTTGCCCAATTACTACCCCCCTATATGTGTGCTCACTTTTGAAAAGTAACACAATCCCCCACATTCCCCCACTACACTCCTAAAAACGCTAATTACCACCCCAAAAGTGGTAAAAATGGTGTGTTATACGTAGGTATGGGATTCTATACGGCCCCAACGTTCGAGCGCGTGACCCGAAACGGATTCCCAAACCCCACACCCCGATGCGTGTTCAAACACTCAAAATAGTTTTGGCTTTTTGGTTTGATGTTTAAACATCTATACCCCCTCCCCCCGATTTTGTCGGCATCAATACCCCCCACCTTTTGTGCCGTTTTTGTTCAGTTTCCCGGAGATGCGGAACTCTCCCCTCCCCTGTTTTCCCCTTGTTTTCTTGGCCTTTGTCCCCTTGTTATGGGCTTGTAATCTCATCAGTTTGCCCCCATTTGGGTGATGAAATACCCCTGATTTTGCCGTGTTTCTTGGTGTTCCCATTGCCGATTTGTGTGCATAACTCCGGGCTAAATATGCCTGTTTAGGCCTGTTGCTGGGCTGGGCTGGTGTCGTCCAGTAAGACAAAAAGCGCGTTACTGGAACGGGGGTTTTGCTCTCCAGTTGAGCGGCCGGGAGCCGCCGGGCCTCGACAAAACCTGATTAAGTGTCCTGTTGACATTTAATTTTAATGCGGGTTTCCGGTCGTCGCCGACGCCTTCGGCGTTCTCTGTATCTCAATGGTGGCGGGGGGTGCGGTGAAAGTTTCCTGAAATAAGGGGTGTTGATTAAGTGTCTGACAAACATTTAATGTGGCGCAAAGTGAGGCGGGGCGAGGGTTTCGGATAAGTGTCAATTGTGTTTCTATGTTGTCACATCCTTTTTTTAGGGTGTGTACTTTGTACACTTACCCCCCGGATTTATGGTGTGTACTTGGTACACTAACTAAAAATGTTGAAAAAGTGATTGATTTTTTAATAACTCTCTACAACCCTGTGGTGGCGCGGGTTTCAGGAGATTAGGCCTCTCGCTATCATTCCCCGGAAGTTATGATGACTGACCCTCCGCAAACGCAGTGGTGGTGCGGGTTTCAGGGCCTCCCTCGCGCGGGTAACAATTAGAGGGCTGATGAGGGTGTCGTCCAGTAACGCACTTTTTTTTGGGGGGGGCTTGTTTATCCAAAAACTCTTTTTACATTTGAACCATCGAACAGGCCGAGAGGGGTGACAGCCCCCACATAAGAAGGCCGATGTTCGAACCCCCTCTCCGAGGAGTACGAGTTTCAAACTGCGGGGGGTGATGTTAAGAAGTTAGCATCGAGGTTGGTTTGCCCGTAAAGCAGACAAGACAGCCCACAGCGTAACACGCCGAGGTACACACCCCTCAACGCTTATAACTTCCACTCCTCCTTCGAATCAGTTATTTGGTGCGACGATGGCGGTGCCGGTACGGATACATTAGAATTCACGACCGCATCGACATCAACGCCGACGATAGTAGGTTCCCTGACGGCCTCGGCCGAACGGACAGAGGCGTTTTAGGTACGGATACATTAGAATTCACGGCCACAACGCACAAATGTCATACGGGATACTGAACGGAAAAACGAAATACGCCCCTCGCGGCCTCGATTGGATGAGTGCTTAATGAACCCCTAACGGATACCTTCATTGCGCCGGGCGGCCAAGGACGCCCATAGCAATCACCTCCGTCAATGGATAGTAGATTTTGACCCCTACCACAGGGTGAGCACAGGACTATGCCTGTCGCCGGTTCGTGACCGACTCACCCTCTAATTTTAATCTTTTTTATTATGTCACGAGTTTTAGTTATCACCAACAAAGAATTCAGTATCACCAACAAAGCATTGCGTATTGGATTCAATACAGGCGTTACGAAAGAAGAATTTCTAAACGCATTAAAAGAAAGCCTAAAAGAAAATAATGTTAAACTTTATAGAGTAAACGGCTTTGAATTGTTTAACGAAGTACACCACCGCTACGAAGTAAAGCGTAAAGAAAAATACAATGCAGAGAATGTTCTTCAATGTGTTAATAACGTACTTGCAACTCTTTAATCATTTCAATTATGAAATTCATCCCCGCTACTGACGACCAATTGTTCAAGTTGTCTTGCACAACCCGCCGCTCTTCTTCACGCACCACTTCAGGTGCAAGATTTATTGCTAACGACCGAGGCCTTGTGGCCAAGGCTAAAAAAGCAATTGTTGATTCTTTTGAAAAAGATGACAACATCTTTGTCAACTCTCGTCTAGTGTATGTTTGTAAATAATCTTTAAAAGAAATAGATATGGTTTTCACCGTGAAATTGAGTAGCCGGAACACGAATAAAACTTGCAAGTTCACCTTCCAGGCGGACGACGAAGTTAACCCTGACCAATTTATCAAGAGAGGTTCTTTCCGCTCTGATTATGATTTTAGAATGTACGATAATCGCAAGACCTTCCTGAAGGATTTATTCAAGTTGGCTATTGAACAGGGAAGTCCTATCGAATATGTCATCGTGGATGGAATTAGGAAATGGGAGCGCACCTCTGTATGGGATAGAGGCCGTTTTGTTGAGACAGAAGACCTTAACAAACACATCTTGGATGGCCGGTTGTTAGTAAAGGAATTGGTTCAGGCCAATTACTAATCAGGTTCGCTGATGAGGATTTAATATCCGAAACACCCCTACGGGGGTGTCCGAACCAAATAATACAAAATGTTATGGCTTACCCATTCATCATCACCATCTTTTCTTTTGCAATTTTCTTTGCAGTAAACTTTCAGAACGCTGAACAAACTGAAAATAAATTCAAGAAGGTATTGCTTTATACCCTTTCTGCCGCTAACTTTGTCGGCGCAATTGCAACGACCATTTGTTTATTCACCTACTAAATCGAACGAAATGAAAAAGTTCCCTACCGCACTACAACGCCGCATCGACGAAGTAAATGAGTTTATTTCCCGGGCGAATAATCTTGACCTTCTTCCCGGAGGGTTTTGTGAATCAACGCACTACTGCTATGTTGACCTCGAGCCAATCGTTATAAAGAATCAGTTCGTGTACTTCACGAATAAGCGCGACAGCCCGTACAACTTTATCACCCCAAAGCGTGAACGCTTGAATGTGAATAATGAAGAAGACCTTGATGGTATCAAGTACTACCTGAAAGTTATCCGCCGCACCCTTAAATCTAATCTCGACTGATATGAATAATTCAAATCTTTCAATCGCCGCCATCATCTTCTTGATTGCAACCATTTCTCTAACCATCTCTTCTTGTACCATTCTTTAAACCCCCTGAAACTATGAGAACTTTCATCGCATCTACACACGCCGAAGTATTCGTAATCGGCCAACCAATCATCAGCGACCTTATCGATGCCGTCGTCGACAACGATTTGGCCGGTATTGATAAATGCAAGACCGATGCGCAGGCCTTGATAATTCAGAACGCCGCCAAGCAAGGCGACATACAGGTAGGCCTTGGGGCCTTTAAACGCTCCTTCTATAAAATCCTTGAGGAGGGAGGGTATCCACCTGTACTGACCCGGTTCGCCGGTGTTCAGTCATAAGATTTGCTGACGAGCCTTCAGTAGGCGAAACACCCCTACGGGGGTGTCCAAATCAAAGTAAAACACGAACCGCGCCCCGGCGCATAAACCCCCATAGAGATGGAGAATTACTTCGCAACCACCGCAAAATTGAACGGACGCATCAACAAGATAAAGGCCATCCCTTTTCAAGAAGAGGTTGGTATCAAAGACGACAAGGGTAACTACCTGTACCGAACCTTTGCCGAAGCCTACACCTACAAGCCCTACGATGACGAGGCCTACGAGCCTTGGATGAGCGGAGTATGGATTGGTAAGCCCGGCACCGCCGCCTTCGCAATGATTGCACTTCATTGGGAGGATTTAGTGAAGGCCAAGCAATGGTATTTGTACTACGAATTTGAGGCATTGAAAGGTAATGTTTGGTTTGTTGAGCACGAGGCCAAAAAGGAATTCGGTCAGATACCCGTAGAGCGTAGCAAGGCACCGGCTCCGAATGTGTGATAGCGAAAGGCTTACTGATGAGGATTGAGTATCCGAAACGCCCCGGTTGGGGCGTATAAGTCAAAAGGTTTAATTCGAGAAATTATGAGCACACCACACGCAAACAAAGTAGAGTTAGTCAAGTTAGATGTGGCCTACACAGAGGACGGCTATGAATTGTACGCAGTTCTTCACGCCGGTTATGAAGGCATCCCACAGGACTCCTCTTGGGGCCGGATGAGTGATTGGGCAGATACCGGTTACTTCTTCAGTCAGGACTCATTGGAAGAATGGGTAGAGCAGATGACCGAGGATGGATACATTAAAGTAGTAGCCGATTACATCAAGTAAAATGAAAGAGATGAACGAACTCACCCAATTAAAGCGTGCTCGAGGAGCGTACTGCAATGCAACATCTGATGCAGAATTCAATGCGGCAGAAAAAGTACTACTTAAGTTCCATAAGAAGTATGGAACTATAGATGAATCAATTATTCGCAAACTGATAAAATGAAAGAGATGAACAACTACAAAGAACTGACCGACCTGTTAGAACAAAAAGATATGTGGAACTATGGTTGGGCAAA